AACGACGGTGCCGACCGGCCAGCCGGTGAGCGCGTCGCAAGTGTCCGCGCCGTCTGTGATGTTGATGTCGGACATCACGTAGATCGACTGGCACACCGCGACGAGCGAAGATTCAGTTAGGCCATACAGCGCGATGACCAGTAGCAGCGCTCGCAAAGCAATCGCTGCCGGAGGCGCCAACAGTAGGGCGGCGATCACGATGTAGAGCAACGCGCGCTCAATACCTGCGGTTGCCGCGTCTGCAACGTAGGGCGCCACGTCGGCCATTTCGGCGACCCAGTAAAGCGCATGGTGGCCGATGATGACTGCCACCGCAAGAACGGCAACAAGCCAGCGCATTAACGGTCCTTTGGCCTTCCAGGACCGCCGCCGCTTAACGGGCGCGCAACGAAAGACAGCGCCTCCGGGGCGCTTGGATCAAGCCGATTGGCAATGCGGCGCAGAATACTTGCGAGGCGCGTGCGAATGCGAGTCATCATGTTTGCTCTCCATCTATGCCTGATCGGCGGTTGCCCGGACGATGTTAGTGCCGTCCGAAAATATGATAGCGCGGCGCGCGTTCGCCACCGTGATGCCGGTGCCGGTCAACCCGATAAATCGCAGAGACTGCGCTCCGGTGGTCTCATTACTGACCGTCCAGATTTGCGGGGCCAGCGGGACGATAACGTCTCGCGTAGTGGTCAGGCTGACGGTGCTGGTAAACCTCAACAACTGATTGCGCGCCTCGGCGGCGGTCAGTGTGATATTCGCATCTGTGGTCATGCTGCGGCTGAGCAACCCAGCTACATGCTGCGGCTGCACCCAAGCCCGCCTGTCCGTGTAGCTAGTCACGGTGGTCGCGTTTGTCACAACCTCGTACAGCGGGATTCTCCCAGCAGTAAATCCGGTGGTGTTGCTTGACACCGAGCCTGCCCTGGTTGCCTCGACGAAATTAGTAGCGCTGGCAATTAGGGCGACAGACGAATTATTGATTGCCGTCAGCACCCCATCGACCAGCATTTCGCCGCCGTAAAAGCCCCACGTTAAAAGCCCTGTCGTAGAGGCTCGACGGCCGAATAGGATAGACGGGCTTGAGGCGTCAAAGTAGCCATTAGCCGTGACTTCCTTTTGACTTTGCCCCTCGGCGATAAAGTCAGGTACTCCGCTTGATCCGCTTGAGTCGGCCATTAGTAGTCGATCCGAAGGTTGTCGAAAAAAACGCTTGTAGCGCCAGTAGAATACAAAGCAAACTGACCAGCGCCAGTAAAATTAGTGTCAGTAACAGAGATGCGCTGAATTCCGTTAATGAAAACTCTATGCAAGGTCCCGTTGACCTCAATCCGCATTCGGAACGTGCCTACGGTCGGGCCAGAAATTAAAATCGAAGCTAGCGATGTTTCCGTACCGCCCGACGTATTGTTGACGCCTCTAAATAGTTCAAGGCTAATTCCGCCGGAAGCCGGGATAAACATAGCCGCATACGCATACGAGCCAAAACTATTAGACCATGCAGTTGTCCTGTAAATAACTCCTTGCCAAGCGGCTCCAGTTTGATTTGTGCAATCTATTTCTAGAGCAAAATTCGCAGCGCCCAAGGCCGTGTCCAGTCGGCTCCAGCCTTGACCAAATGATCCAGCATTAAGCGCATAACGCAGACTATTAATTGAATGAGTAGGCGGGCCATTGCCGAATAGAGTATGACCAGCTAACGAGCTGTCGTTCCAATTACGGCTAAACGGTAAAAGCGGAGCGCTGATTACAGCGTCTGCAATTTCCCCTCGCCCGTACCCATATGACTTTTGCCATACCTTTAGCCTTACTGTCTGCCAAGGAAAATTGGTCGTTGCGATTTGCGTTTCGATGGGGACCTCCCATGAGCGCTGACCAAAATCGGACAAGTAGAAAATCCGAATGTCTCCGCTAGTGGTTGTTACCTCTACGTCGTAGACCTCTTTTTCCTCGTCGAGCGGAACGTCCCTCCCATCCTCCCACGCGGCGTTTATCCGCGCTCTACGAGTCCATCGGATCACATAGACATTATTCGCCCCACGGACAGCCGAGAGAAGAACGGGGCTTAGAGGCCGAAGCGCTCTGCCTTCATGTCTTACCGTCTGGTAGTACGAAACATCTCGACGGCCGCCGAGCGTGTTGGCTATGTATGTCCACTGCCCACGCGGATCAATTGCATCAACCCGTATCCGTCTGATGGACTGAGGCGTGAGCAACACAAATCGCTCGCCCGCTACATGCGCGGCGGCTACATCATTCGTCGCAAGCCTTGCTCTGAGCAAACCTTTTAGACGATAGGTTGTGCCGCTGATTAAAGTCGCGTCCCGGAATTGGACAACCTCGTTTCCAATGCAGGCGACGTTTGCGCCGTTCAACACGGCAACGTCAGTAACGCTTGATAGAGTGCCGCTCAACAACTCGACGTCTACTTGGCTATTCATATCCCAAACGTTTGGACCGGACCAATTTGGGAGAGCAGTTACCGTTCGACCAAGCGTGCCGCTTGTGTAGATGCTTAGCTGGTAGTCCCAAGTCGTCCCGTTAAGAGGTCTGCGTTCGACGGCTGCGCCGGTCCACCGACTACCCCCGAGCGCAAAGACCGCAGCGTATACACCGTTGTCGTCATCATCTGCTCTCAGTGCCGGCAGGTTCATAACTTCAAGGTGCGTCATTGCTGGCAAGGTAATGCCGACCCCGGGAGGCGTTAGACCCGGAGTGGCAGTTGCCGCGTAAACGACCCCAGAATGATCGACCGCCTCGAAATTGACCAGAGGCCCGGACTCCGACTTGCGAACAATGCGGACACCAAAATTAGCGGCAGGCGTAACCAGCGAAACAATGTCGCCCGGTTCTAGGTGCGACCATTTACGAGTTGTCGAAAATTTGCGCTGGTTGCGAGCGATCCAAGCCTCAGTCAACAGTACCTGAGCGGCATCGGCTGCGCGCTGATCGGTCAGGGCGACAGGGATATCCAATTCGATGACCTGCTCACTGCCGGTGGTCATTCGCCTGGCGCTTTGGGCACTCACCTGATAGTCGGCGCCTGTGCTCCTATAGCGCAGAGTCAGACGCGCAGGCAGGTCAGTTTCTTGTGAGCGAGAACTTTCGACTAGATCAACCGTGTCGTCCGTGGCCGATGCCCCGAGATCGTCTGCCGTGATGGCCGCAACAGTGCTCCCGTTGCGCTGGGAAAATCTCAGCTTGGCGTCTGACTCAACACCGAAAAACGGGTACACCCTCGACAGGGCTTCAATCGCAGACCGGGCCGTTTGAGATTCAGACAGGCCATATCCAACAACGGGGTCTGTGAGGGTGGCTGTATCCAGTTGACCAGCCGTCAAGCCTGCTTTTTGCGCCAGCGACGAAACCACGCTGCCGACAGTCCTAGTGGTCGCTGGCCCACCGCTTAAACGGCTGTAGATGTAGATATGTCGCCTAGACGGCGGCGAGTCGCTATTAGAAGTGTCACCTGTAATACAACACAACCCACGATCGGCATAAATCGAAATGTAGTCAGCGACGAAACTGCCCGGCAAAGACGGGCGGTTAGTCGGTTGGGTCAAGTAAAAAGTCATGTGCCGGCGTAAGACATTGTCTTTACCGATTTTGTAAACGCCCACGCCAGACGACTCCCCAAGAGCCGAAGGGGTACACCAGATATGCTCTAGGTCGCTTTCCATCATTGCGACCTCTCTTCGGCCAGACCTTTGAGTTACTGGAGATGCGCCGAATGCGAGGCTATCTTCGCCGTTTACAAAGCTTGTCGTACCGTTCCTAACAAGATCAATGGAAACGCCGTTGTACCGGAACAGAAAAAACTCGGTTGCTGGCTGAATGCTGGGGGCGGTTAATACAAGATAGTGCGCGCAGTCAACGCAGGCGATTACAGCAACGATGGTTTTGTTTATAAGCGGTGTGCCGATGATTAAATCGCTAACTTCTAACGTTTCCCTGTCAACCAAATACAAGGCCGGCCTTGATGGGTCGTTATCGTTCCAATTTAGATTTGACGTTTCGCCAAGTCTCCACACGCCATAGTCAAGATTCCGATAAAACGACGGCAAGTATATGTCTGCACTCGTTAGAGACGAAGAGCCAATGTAATTGCCATTGGATTCATACATCCAAACTGGCGCATCAATATTCCGTTCTAGATTTCCCGGGCCGTATGGCTGCTCCGCAATACGAATGACGCCGCCAGAAAATCCGCATATAACAGTGACTGGTATCGCTCTTGCAATCGGCGAATTAAAGTCCGTAGCAAGCACTCGGAATCCCGGAGCGATGCCGCCGCTCTCTACCACCTCAAACGTTAGGTTAGGTATGCGGTTGCCAAACTCTGCCAGCTCAAGGTCTCGGAAAACCACATACGCCAAACCTCTGTATGCCGGCACGTTGCCAACACCGAGAACGGTCTCGATTGTCGGGTCGGGAAGTTGAGTGTTGGAGCCGACATAGACTGTCATGGACTCGCCGACTCGAATACTCCCGGTGATGGCCTCAGCGTCCGCCGTCTCGCTCACGTCGTAGACGAGGCGAGAGTCTGCCCAAATCCGGAGCACTCCAGAGATTGGACCCTCGCACAGGCCCACGGCAAAGCTGGCGCGGTATGAGTACTCAACCGCCGTTTGACTAGGGCCGCCCTTACCCCCGGCGTCCCTTTCTGTGCGTGTCTCGATTAGATCGGTCGACCATATGATGTTGCCGGCCAGCCTCCACGATCCGTAAACGACGGGGATCGTCAAACCGAGCGTGCTTGATTGGACCGACAGCTCACTAAGCCTTGGCCCTTGGGAGACAATCTCTTCGGGGAACAACCACCACCCGGCAGCGTTGCCGATGGCGGAACCAACGGCCGCGCCGAACGGGCCACCCAATGCAGCGCCGGCAGCCTGACCGATTAGAGTCAGTCCAGTCCGCGCGATTGAATCACTCACCTGCAACCCCTGGCAAGGAGAACGCCGCGACGATCCTTGAGCGCCACGTGTCGTCTAGTTGATGCTCAACTACCGATCGAGCGGGAGCGCTTGCGTGAATGACCGAAAATCCGCCGTACAGATACGGGGCAACAAACGCTAGGTGAGTTGGGTTTTGATCGAACCGCATCACGGCAACATCGCCAGCGTCAAGGTCGGAAATATTGATGCGGGTCATGTAACGGGTGCAGAGGTCAATCATTGACCGGCCATCGGCCTGACGATCATAAGGCGGGAGAGTGATGGACGTAATAAGCCCGACCTCTTTTGCCACCCCCGCGATTAAGCCCACACAATCACAAGCCGCCCCCTTGACACTGGCTTGATGCTGCCAGCGCGTGCCAATCCAGCCGCGAGCAGCTTGCACAATGTCACCACGGGTCGCCATTAGGTGCCACCGTAACGCAAGGTCTTATCGACCCCCGGGACATGCGGGAAGCCCCGGAAGTTGACAAGGTTGTTGAATTTGACCTTGCAGTGATCCGTCGTTTTGTTGCAGCCCTGGACGACCGCGAATTGATCGCCGATCAAAACGTTAGACGGCATGGGCAAAAACAACGTGATGCCTCCGGACCCCGTATTTGATCGGACCTCCATTTGACGCCCGGCGTTTTGCCCCGAAGTCCACGTCAAACGACCCCCGGCGTAAACATCTGCCGCACCGACCAAAGCAGACGCGACAAACTGCCGGTTATCAGTGACCGACGTGACGGTCCCTGTGCCAGTTACTCCAGCCAAATTGACGCCGCACCTAGAGTCACCCAGGTCAGCATCGCAGGTCGGTAAATAGGTCCGGGTGATGGTCCGCTGTAACGCGTTCATTAACCCCCTAATCTCAACCTGCCAAGAACCTTTTGATCTAGAGACCTCGCCGAATTGCCCAACGCGCAAGATCATTTCGCCTTGCGTCAGGTCTGAAACGTTGACCTGCGAGACTCGCACCTGGGCGCCATCCCACAAGCCTGCCTCTAGGTCGGCCTCGGTGATATCTGGCCCGCTCAACAGTCCGAGCACGTCAAGGTTATCTGTTGCCAAGTCCGATGTGGATTCAACCGCTGACGCGCTGGCCCCGGTTGCGGCTTTGTATAGCACACCGCTATACGAGATATCGATATCTGAGTCTGTGAACCCGAATACCTGTTGATCTCTGCGAGTAACGCGGACTATGGTCCTGATCGTCGTGACCGGCTGTGCGATATGACTAAGGAGACCCGCAGAAATGCTCTTCACGTGCGAAGCTCAATTAAATTGGTCTGCCAACTGTAGAGCAGCTCGTTCTG